TAATCTACCATCAATTAAAATAACAGCATCATTAGGGGGTATCTCTGCATCCTTTATAACTCTTATATCTCTCGTATTACCCGTGCTCCTTGATGTTCTCTTCTGAATAAACGTAACAGTTGGATAAGTAACACCAATACCAACATTTGAGACTTGTGTATACAATAACAATGCAGATGTACCTGTAGGAACCTCATACAACTTCTGCAGACCTGGTGAAACAGGAACTGCAATAGATACAAATTTATTGACTGGTGCGATTGCCATATTATCTCAATGCTAATATCAGTGGTGTAAGTTGTGCTTGGATTGCCCTATTAAAGTCTCTACCTCGAATTGTAGAAGTAGTCTGATCGATTGTCAATCCATCACCAATTCTAAAATTACCTTTTTGATCGGTACTTGTAAATGGTATCTGACCACCATTTATAGCGATTACTTCATTCTCTGGTATCGGTTTTCCACCTTGGAATGGGTTCGATGTATTTATGTCTGTACCAGCACCGATATATTCAAATGAATGTGAACTAGTGATGATACGACTTAATCTAACAAACTTTACTGGAGTATTGTTAAAGACTGGGTACGGTATAAATTCATTAAATGTGACTGTAGATATACCTGTGACTGCTGCGGACTCTGTCGCCTCACTTACAGTAAATAATATTGGATCAGTATTCACTCTAAAGGTAGCACTACCAAATGAAACAACTGCTGTAAGATTTTGAGTGGGTAAGAAATTTCTACCACTGTTTATAACATCTACAGATGTAATTGTTCCAGCAGCACTTACATTTGGTGAAAATTCAGGAAGAATAGACTCTGGACCTTGAGGTGCCTCATTTAAAGTAATAATAGGAGGTGAACCCACAGAATAATCACCATCATTACCTCCATTAATAACTTCTATTGATCTAACCACTTGTAATGGTGCTGATACTGTAGCGGTTGATGTGGTATCATCATAATCACTCATATTAAGTTCAAAGAATACCCCCTGTCCATCAAAAGGTATCCTTATCTGATTATTAGCATCTTTTGTATTTGCTGTCACAATAGTATCAGACTGGGCATCAGTCGCTCCGTTTGTTGTTATACCAGTAAATTCAATGTCACCAAAACCATCTGCAACTAAACCCTTAATACCAAATGAACTATTTGAGTTCGTGAGGTCACATTGCCCACCAGAAGAAACACCAATACCAATTTCACATCCAATTGTAAATATAGAAACCAACTGTGCATATCCATTATTTGATATTGATACACCAATTCCAGCCTCATTATATTGGGTGAATGAGTCACAAACCATAGATTTTAAATCTTGTCCACCATCATTTGTACCAGTAAACGCAGCGTTGGCATGATCACCATTTATCTTCATACCAATGCTACCTGTCATAAAGTTTGTACAGTTTCTTACATATGGAGATCTCCACCTACCTGCAGCACCTTCGTTTGCAGGACCTAATGGTGTAAATCCTGAAACTGCCTGAAAATCTAAACCTGAGTCAACACTTTCTTGTATTGGTGGAAATGCAACAGCACCACATCGTGGATGGTTAGTTGTAATAGTCGCACCAGCAAAACTTAAATTTTCTATTAAACACCCTCTCCTAACGTGAAATACATCTCTATTTGTATTATTAGGAACAACTGTTACCAATCTCAAATCCTCACCTGTAATTGCAACATCAGTTCTTAATCCTATGGGGTTGTTTTCAATATAAACTCCTGATCTTACTTTAATTGTATCACCTTCTTGAGCAATCGCAGCTGCTGCAGCAATAGTGTATTTTGCATCACCCTCTAATAATCCACTATTCGTATCACAACCATTCTTAGTAACATATAATGTTCTCTTTGTCTGAACACCAGATGGTCTCCACGATACACCAACACCTACACCAGTAACATCGAATGATGATAAACGATAATCTGTTTTACAGATACCAACACCTTGATTGTTAAAGAAATCAGTGAGTTGAGCCTCTAATTCTAAATTACCAGATACTTTAACATTTTGACCTACATTTAAATTTTTGACAATACCAACACCACCATCAACAACTAAGGCACCAGTTCCAGTGCTTGTTGAATCTGTTTGATCGTCAACATCTAATCTACCAGCAAATGTTCCAGATCCACCAGAATTTATGTTTTCAGCTACACCTAATCCACCATCAATAACCGCTGCACCTGAAGATGGACTTGTAGAACTATCAGTGCTATCAACATCTAATCTTCCAGCAATGACACCAGAACCACCGATATTAATATTTCTTTCAATACCTACACCACCTTCAACAACTAATGACCCTGAGTCTTTATCCGAACTTTGTTGTGTTGATTGTAATATTGTTTGATCACCAACAATTAGTCTCTTTGCAATACCAACACCACCATCTATAACAACTGATGCGTTAGTTACGCTTGATGCATCTGTTGTATCATTAGAGGTTATTAATCCATCAACATCTAAAGTATTATTAAATTGAACAGCACCATTAACATCTAAGGTTGAGTCAAATTGTACACTATTAGAAACATGAAAATCACCATTTACATCTAACTGAAATAGAGGATTTGGTTGATTAATTCCAACTCTAGATTTTCTGTAAATTGCAGCACCTGCACCTGTTCCTTGATGACCCCATAAATCTTGAGTAAAGATCGTTGCTAATCCAGTTTGTGTAGTAGGATTTGATGCAGTTGGTATAAGTGTATCCGTTCCTTGACCATCACTATTTCTTTGAGCAAAGTTTAAAACAGTAAATGATTGAGCAGCACCAACTGTAGGGACAAATGTTCCTTCATCTTGAAGGAAAATACCTTCTGTAAAAGATGGTTCAAAAGATACCCAACGGATACCGTTTGCATCTCGACTAAGGAAATTTGCATTTGCACCAGTTGATCCTGCAGAGTCGAAAATATTTCTTGCAATTCTTATACTTCCATCAAAATCTGCTTTTAAAGCACCATATACAAGTTCATTACCATTAAATCCAGTAAAATTACCAGGATCAGTTGTACCAACACCTAAAGTTCCTAATCCAGAGAAAGTAAGTGTGTCTGTACCAATACCAATTTGAAAAGTTTGAGTCGGTTGTGTGGTGCCGATACCTGTTCTGGCTTCATCAGTTATTATGAAAGCTGATTGAAATGGATCTATTGGAAATTTAGGATCTAATGTTGCTCCTCCAACACCTACCTGAAATCTACCATCTGGTTGCGTACTTCCAATACCAACACGACCAGGACTAGAAACACTATTACAACCATCAGTCTCTGATATGGCAGTGAAAACTGTTCCTGCAACACCAACATCAAATTTATTTTTTGCTGTTAAACAATCAAATATACCAGATGATCCTACTATTCCACCACTCAGAAAAATATTTTCAGCATTAACATCTGCAAAAGTCGTTGTCTCTGAAAATTGAATATTTTCAGATTTTATATTTGCATATAAATTTCCATAGATGAATACATCGTCTGTAAACTCTGCCTTTCTCGTAAAATTATCAGTGTCTTCGTTATCATATTCGGGAAACGGAACACTACCATCCTTGAAAATATCTGACATTATGCACTCCAGACACTTTCAGATACTTTTGTACCTGCGAATACTCCTCCCATCCAAGAAACTTCACGAACTCGTATCCTTCCATAAGGAGCTGTAAGATACATATTAGTTGATGTCATATTTACAGTATTATTTGCAACTACTCTAAAATCTCCACCTGCATTTATCTCTATATTTTTATCTGCATCTAAAATTATATTCTGACCTGTTATCTTTACATCACCACTACTCATCGCTGTAATAGTGACATCACCATTTGCACCAACAATATTCACACATACTCCACCAGCATCAACTTTATTTCCTCCCATTATTTCTATACACTGATCATTGTACATATGATACAGTCCACCTTCAGTCATCCCAACTGTGCTTGTGTTTCCATCTTTACCAGAACCCAATAAATCATAAACAACAGCACCATTTGTCCCCAATTGAGGATTTCCAGTATCAATTCTAAAATGAGGACCAAATGAATCGTACTGTCTTAGTTGCCAATTTTGTTGTTCGTCGGGTCTTTCTGCCATAGTTCTAGTATTGTATTAATATTTATCAGTATCCTGAGTAACCCCCACCTGATCCCGAAGACCCATTACCACTAGAACTATTATCAGAACTAGGAGGGTCACTCTGTCCAGACGTTTGTTGACTTGATGTATCAGTTGTTCCAGTTTGAGGAGTAGAACTTGTTGTAGTTTGACTTTGTGTAGTGGAGTTGGAAACATTTGTCTGAGTTGGTGAAGTGTATGATATTGGTGGTGAAGAAACAATCGGAGTTGTTTGCGTCGTTGGAGTTGATGATCGTGCAGTGGATGTTCTGCTCGCTTGAGGTGTATCATAAATTATAAAATCATTTTCACTATGTTTAGAACCTGTCATTCTAGTTCCATTTGGCATAACATGGAAGGCACCATAGTATGGTTCACCATTAACATATCCAACAATACCATCTCTGGGTGTAATACAATCAATAACTTGTTTGATTTCACCTTGAAACTCTGGTCTTGCACTAATCTGTGCTTTGAGCACAGCACCAAATCCAGTAGAAGATGTTACAGTTAATTCTGGTAAATCTTTTACTTCCTTAACATTAGTAATCTCTGGATTAGGTGGGATAACATTAATTATTCTACCACCATCATCAATAATCATAGAATACTGATTACCTTGTTCATCAGTTACCGTATCAGTATTTGAATAATTTTCTCCAGAGTCAACAACAACAACGTGATCAACAGTGTAAACTGCATCACTTCCATCTACAGGTTCAATAACTGGATAATTTTCTCCACCTGTAACAATATAAACATCAACCACTTGTTGATATGTTGGTGAATTTGGATCATAATCAATAACTGCTCTAGCAACTGCTCCATATCCCTTATCACAATTATCTACAATTTCCACAAATGGTGGAGTTTTATAAGAACCACCTCCATTTTCTAATTTAATTCCAATCAAACTTGCAGTCTGTGTTGCAAAAGTATCACCAACGATTGAACCTAGTATTGGCATCGCAGATGCTCCTTCTCCACCACCACCAAAAATATTAACTTTAATACCAGAGCAATTTAGTGGTGGTCCAGTATAACAATTACCAAGTTGACTACTAAAACCAGGTGTACTTACATCAGGTCTCATGAAGTCAAAAATACCTAAATTACCCAATATTCCACCAGGACTTTCTGCTGCCTCCTGCAGTTCTTGTGCTGCGTTTGCAACACTTAATATTGCTTCTGCTGTTACTCCAGCGATATCTTTAGGTCCTTTGCCCATTACCCAATTATTTGTTTTTGCAGTTAAACCATCAACAGCACTAGGAAGTTCACAATTAAAAGCACTTGATAATCCTAACAATCCTTCTGCTTTCGATCTTAACATACCGACTAAATCACCTTTGAATATTTTGGATACACCTTTCATCAATCCACCTAGTTGTTTATTAATGTTGCCGATTATATCATTAAATAATGCACCAATAAATTGATCACCAATACAAGTTACGAAATTTTTTACATTATCTAATAGACTGGTTAGTATATTACGAACTGATCCAAAAAGATTTTCGGATATATTCTTAACCGCACAAGGTATGAAATTTTGTAAAGATCTTACAGGACCGACCATCGCTGTCTGTGCAGCAGTCCCTGCTTTTTTTGCAATTGCAGGGTTTTGTGTAGCTGCTAATATTGTAGCATAAGTCTTTTTGTATAAGTCGTGCAATCCCGTATTCAATTTAGGTGCTAAATCTGCGAATGTTTTATTAACGAAACTACCAGATAATGATTGTGCGATACCAGTTATTTTTCTTGACACATTATCAATTATTCTAAATTTATCCTTCGGTGATGCGTTTGCGTATTCTTTGACTGCATTATCAATCTGACTATTAATTTTATCTACACTATTTTCATTTTTTCCACCAAAAGTAATAACTTTTTCATTAGCAGCACTTGCCGATCTCTCTTTTAAACCATCCTTTCTACCATCTTCTATGACCTTCGCTTTATCTTTACCTACGTGTCTTGATGATTTTTGAGAATATTTACCAGATGAGTCTCCACCCTCACCCTTTATCATATAATCACTTGCTTTTATCTTACTTGTGTAACCAGTAAAAGGTTGAAACGGATATGTATATTCTTCATCACCACCATATGCAGGATTACCAGGTTTTGCAAATAGACCCATTACCACTGGTAATTGAGCATCATCACCATCTAAGAAAAATCCCATAACTGTATCACCAGGTGAAACCCGAAGTGATTTACCACGATTTGCTTTACCAGAACCACATTGAGGTGAAAGTAAAACTTGTGCCCAAGGCAGATCATCATTTGCCAATTCAGTATCATCAGCAGGATGATAACCAAAAATACGAACTTTTACTCTCGTTCCCCAAGCTTCACCTATTTCTTGTATTTGATTTCCCTGTGCATCTTCAGGAGCAACCTGACCTATCCACCAACGAAATCCATCCTTACCAGTAAAATTAGTTTTTAGTAAATTATTTTCAATCATTTTCTTCCGTATGTATCTCTAACTAGTTTTAATTTTGAGTACGAACCTTTACCATCAAAATAGTGAGCAAGTTCCTTTATCATATATAGACCACTTGTCTCTGGATCTGTTTCTTTTCTCTTCGTTGTTGCAAGTTGTGGAAATTCACATCTTACAACTGAACCAGCATTCAAATTAGTATTCAGAGGAATTTGTATTTCAACAACTTGAGTAAAAATTTGATTATATCTCATCATTGATTGAGCATGTATTTTTGCTGGATCTGCATTTCTCTCTATAGAATTATTCCAACCCTTATTACTCGCATCTTTTTCAACTGTGCCAACATCTAGCATTCCAACAAATATTCGACTTGGTAAATCGCCAAGTGTTTTATCACTATTCTTATCAATTTTTGGTAATGAAACTTTTTTATCTCCTAAGTTACTTGTTTTTCCAATATAATCATCAGACTTAAACACACTAATTATGGGTTTAAAGGATACAGGATTTATATAATATCTGTAACTACTGTACGCACCTCTCTCCAACTTACCAATTAAATCCTGATTTCTATCAATATTATATCTTAAAATTTTGAAATCTTTTTTTGAGTCATTTGAGGAGATTACGCCAGGTGTAAATCTAAAAGTTTTTTTATATGGTTTTTGTTCCATCAAACTGTCTATAGATTTAAAAGAAAAACCTTTCTTAGTCTCATAGAAAACATATCCAGCAGATGAGTCTTCACTGCTTTTTGATTGTCCTGAGACTGACTTTGATGCTAACCAAGTTAAGATTGTAAATGGTTTTTTCATATTACCAATAAAACCATATGGATTTTGCGTTTCCTCAATATTATCAATCTTGTCAACCTTTAAATAATTTTTTAAAATATCTTTAACAGAATCGGATATCTTTTGTGAAGTTGGAAATTTTTTACCCACTCTTACAGTTTCATTTGTTATAGCTTCTCTTGATACAAGATTTAATGTAAAAGTCTCTGATCCTTCATCAATAAGCACATTTGTAACTGAAGCAACATAAAAATAATCAGTTGGTTTTTTTGAAAAGTCTAACCCGATATTATTGTTTGAATTGGAAGCTATTTTTATCAATACTCTCTCTCCACCTCGAAGTGGAAGACCATTGTAAATTGATTGTAATTTACCATCCTTTCCTTTAATTGAACCTCCTGTATTTGTAACTATGACTCTTGCTGTTAGATATGGAGAGAAAATATTTTCAAAGTAAGTAAATGCAATTACACCAGCAGATATATCAACGGTTCTTGATTGATCTGCTGACTCTATAATAAATTTTTCGTAAATCGATTTATCTGTTGCTGCCATTATGTGTTAAGTATTACTGATTGAAATTTTTTAGTGATTTTCTTTTCGTTATCAAAATTAAATTCCCCAAGATTATTTAACCCACTACTTCTACCACCACTTCCACTTCCTACTGACATCGGAGGATTTGATACAATTTGTTTTTCAATTATAATAACCTTATTACGTTTTTTCTTAAAATTTTTTGATACGTTCGTTCTATTTCTTGGTTTAGGAGTTATTTTTTTATCTACCTCAACTGGTTCTTTTGTAATTTCCCTTATATTAGCAATAACCCCAGACAATTGAGAACTATTATCCTTTTTTTGATCAGTTTCTATATTTAACTTCTCTGCTTGTTGTTGTGCATTATTACCAAAAAACTTTTCTGCTCTTATTCTTAAATCAGCAATTAATTTCTCACCTTCCTTTCCCTGTTCCTTTTCTTTTTCATTATCTAAGTTCTTGTTATCAATTGTTTCCCCCTTCTCTCTAGACTGAGCAGATGCTATATCCTTAAATTCTGACTCATTTTGAATTCCTTGTATTAATTGATCTTGATCATCATCTTTCTTATTGTTAAGTGATAATTTTGTGTCTTCTGACGTAAATTTTTGAATATCCTCCTTTTGTTTTCCATCAACTGTACTTGGAGTAGTAGTCTCTATTTGTGTTTCTGGTGGTTTTTCTTTATTTTGATCTTGATTTGTAAAGTTAAAAAGATCATCGCTTCCATCTACTTTTTTTAAACTTATAGACTTTCCACCCTGATTATATTGGTTTCCTACAGCAACCAAATCATTACTCACTTTAATCAAATTATTATTGGAAAGTTCAAGATCTTCCTGATTTTTTCTGTTAATTGCCAACAAATCTGTCTTTGGCAATTTTTGTAAAGCTTGACTTATCCCCAATCCAAAACTAAAAAGAAAATCAGTTACACCATTTACAAAATTTGACAAGAACCCAGTTACCTTTTTTATTCTATTGATCAATTTACCTATAGAGTCAAGAATTTTTGGAAGAGAATTAACAAACCAACCTATTAATACAATACCAAAGAAATCTAATATCCTTCCTAAAAATCCTTTTGTGCTTTGTGCTATAACATTCCCTTGTCTCTTTATCATCCCAGAGATACCAGAAGCTTCTAATTCATCCTCTCTCTCCCTTCTCTTCACATTCTCCCTTCTTTTTCTGAATAAGATATTATCACGACTTAGCAATCTTTGTTTAAAAACATTGTTTTCCCTTGTCTTAGTAACTATTTCAGACGCAGTTTCTCTTGATTTTAAAAGACCCTTTGTAAAATTAGTAACAGATGATCTTATCGAATTAATACTAATCGAAGATTTAAGTAATGAATTTCTCCTCTGTTTTATTGACATTATACCACCACGTTAAAAATAGATTCGGATAATGCGATTGACGTGTTTGCAAAATCTGATGAAGGAATAGTTGGTAGTGAGTCACTTGGTCTTTGTGAACTACCTGTGCCACCTGATGGAACTCCAGTATTCACTGCACCACCCATAGGTAAATATGTTATTTCTGGTGTCTCATCAGTATTTGATATCGCACTTGCTACGTTCAATTCTTTTTTGAGATTTATTGGAGTTATACTATTGCTACCGTCAGTATTCAAACCCATTGAAATATTACCTGATGAATAAGTTTCAACTGAAGAAACTTTATCATCATTAGATGATTGGTTCTCTTTTAAATTTTCCCTTTTTCTCTTATTCAATCCCGATAATTCATCACCAACTTTCCCACCAAGTGCCATACCACCTGTACCTAATACTAGACCAATTAATGCAAGACCAAAACCACCAATGGCTGAAGAAATCGGTTCTGGTATTAAAGTTGCAGCTGTTAAAAAACCTATGAGACCACCCAATGTCGCTCCACCAGCACCCATACCAGCTTCTTTTTTTGTTTGATCTGGCTCACCATCTCCATCTTTATCTTTTCTTCTGTCTTGATAGTCAAAATATCCATATACAAGATCAACTAATGTTCCAACATACGGAATGCTTTTAAAAATTCCTCTTGCCCCAGTTTTTGTTCCAGCCTTTGCAGTTTGTTCGACACTCTCAGTAACTGTCTTCTTACCGAACGGACTTTTAAGAAAATTCAATATTTGCTTACTAAAAGGCACAGCACCAAGAATACCAACTGGTAATAATGGTTTGAAAACTTTAAGTAATGTACCTGGTCCTTTTGTAAAAATTTTCCCAACTTGTTGTAATGCAAATTTACTAAAATCTACAACAGCCTTTCTAAGAAAATTAATCGCTGCAGAAAATGGTTTTCTAATCAAACCTGAAAATGCTATTTTAAGTGCTAATGAGGATAGTCTTCCAATAGTCGCAACTACTTTTCCAACACCCACAGTTAGTCCAACAGCAATACCGCCTAGAAGGAGAAGATTTCCTAAAAATTTTGACTTGAATTCATTTAATTTATCAATATTTCCTTCGGATGTTAATCTTATTAAAGTAAGAGTTTTATCAACTAACCATCCACCTGCTAAAAAGAGTAAGAAATTACCTAATCTACCCAATATACCTTGAGCAAATCTTGATACTTTTCTTACAGGTGTAAGTAAAGCAAATTGAATTTTTTTCTCTAAATCAGACTCTTTACCCTCTCTTAATGCTTGTTCTGCTAATATTGCATCTCTTTTTGCCTTCTCTTGCTCTCTTTGTCTTTCTAACTGATCTGATACTGCTAAATTTTCTCTTATCGATAAAAGAGAACTATTTAAACCAGATACTTGTGCTGATATATTTGTTAATTGACCTGATACTGTTGATAATGTTAAAGAATTTTGATTAAGTAAACTCGTAACTTGAGGGTCTGGAGCTGGGGGTGGAACAGCACGACCAGTGAAGATACTAGAAGATACACTTCTTCTAATACCTCTGATGCCTCCTGCTAGTGGTGATGATAACCCTTGTTCCTCATCCATTCTTTTCTTGTTGTGCTTTTAGATTTTCCTCTTCAATGTACTGTTGTAAAAGAGTAATGTAAATTTCTCTTTCCCAAGGTATCATATTCTCAAGCTCTGTTAAGCTATATTTATGGTGCTGCATCAACGCAAAATTCAACTTATAGTATGACACTAGATCCTCATGTGCCATACTTATCCGAAAAAACTCTGCAGACCCTCAATTTTTATTTCACTTTCAACCTTTGTGTTAGGATTAGTAACTTTCACCGTATGAGTTAACTTCGGCATTGAGGTAAAGAAATTTTCGACCATCTTGAATTGACTTGAATTAAGTGACTCAACAAAATCAGATAATTCTTTCTTTGTACACTCTTGATGAGACCAAGACTCCTCTTCAGAATATACCTGATCAATACAGGATGCAATTAAATTAAATGTATCATCAACATTCAAATCGGTCATATTATCAAAATTATTTTTGATAAATTCTGTCAATGATGGATACTTCATTTTTAATGTATAAGTATCATCTAATTTAATATCTGTTGAATGATCATCATCTTTCTGAACTTTAATGTCATCAATGTTGATTGACATAGGCACCTGAGTTTTTTCATCATCAGGGCAAGTTACCATTACTTCTATATGTTCTCCCACAGATTTTCCACGAACATTTAAAAACAAATATTCAATATCAAAGGTAGCAAGTTTTTCAACTTTTATTCCTTTTGTTAGAATACATTTTGTCAAAACATCCTTGACTGCTCTCGCAATCTGTTTTGTATCTTGGGACTCCATCGCAATAATTAAAATTTTCTCCTCTTTAACTAAAAAGGGTCTGTATTTAACTTTACGGTTAGAGGAAGGTAATGTCAACTCATAAGTAGGAGTTGATATGGTTGGTAAAGGCATAATAATATGAACACTTCAGTGTGATTATTTATAGTGGTTTTTCAAATCAATATTAATTACGAGTCACTCTGATATACACTCTGTCCTAATACATTTCCTGATAAAGTTGATGCCGAACTGGTATCAAATCCTCTAATTCTCCCAGTAGGACCCTCTATACTTCCTGTAAAACCAGTTCCGTCATTCAATAAACTTAAACCATTATTTAATACCCTATTTAATTCTGTGGTATTATTTCTGTAAGCATTATTTCTAGCAGTTGCACTTAGAGTTGCATTATTATTCAGATCAATACCTAATGATCTAGCAAGTGAAGATGACTCTCCACATATGTACCTATCAAAACTAAATGTAGCAGTTGCTTTGAGTACTTGTGAGTTTTGATATGAAACTCTTACAGAATTTATCGCTTTGGGAAATAATCCTACAAATCTATATTCTAAAAATTGAAAATGATTTTTCTCAAACTTAACTATTCTTGTATCATTTGATTTATATTCGTCTGGATATCTCATTTTAAAATAATAACTGTCACCTGATGGATCAACTCCAGAACCACTAGAAATAAATTCCATCCAATGCTCTAAAAATCGAAGTGATTTGTATTCAGTATCTACATAAAAGTCAAAATTTACCTCAGTAAAATTACGTGTATGTGCAAATCTTTCTACAACACCTTGATAATCTCCTGCTGTATTAACTGTTGCCATCGCACTGCCTGGTAAAACAGCATCACTGCAAAGTAATCCTACATCATCAGATATAAATCGATCATTAATTCCTTTTTTTCTTAAATAACTTCTACATTCACCTCTTGGTAAAACAAATTTCACAAGAAATTTTGATGTCTGAGCTACGTTCTGTAACTTAGGCATTATATCTGATATTCCTCTTGGTCTTGGTGCTGGCACTCTAAATACTTCTATAGTATAGTTATTTAGATGTCTTATAAAGGAAAATACTATCCTTCATTTCCTCGAAAGTACAAAGGTGATCCTACAAATATAATTTACAGATCACTGTGGGAAAGAAAGTTTATGGTGTATTGTGATAAAAATCAAAATATATTAGAATGGGCTAGTGAAGAAATAGCAATACCATATCGCTCTCCAATTGATAATCGAGTACACAGATATTTTCCAGATTTTTATATGAAAGTAAAAGAAACAAATGGGAAGATAAAAAATTACGTCATTGAAGTCAAACCTGCAAAACAAACTATACCTCCAAAAAAACCAAAAAGACAGACCAAAGGTTATATTCGTGAAGCATATGAATACGCAAGAAATCAAGCAAAATGGAAAATGGCAAAAGAGTTTTGTGCTGATCGTCAATGGGAATTTAAAGTTGTTACAGAAAAAGAATTAGGAATATGAGCAGGTTAGATCCAATCATGAAAAACTTTATCGGCACTGAAAGTGCTGATGATTTAACACAGGAAATACTTGGTGTATTGACTGAGGGAAGTAACGTTCCTGAGTCTGGAAACTACTATGTTTTTGTATATAAACCCAAAACACCTGGTATCGCATATGATGAACATCCTCTTGTTGCAGTGACTGATGTTTTCTCTTGGGGTTTTCGTGGACTAAATTATCATTGGGGTGAAATGAGACAATACACATTTCCAGAAGTAGTTGGTGGATTATATAAAGTTGATGAGATGGAACTTAGAGACTTAAGAACTTTACCTTTTGTTAAAATTCGTCTAAATAGTTAAAAAATTAGGTCGATATGGTAAGAGGAGTAAGAGGAAGTGGTGCGAGAGGTAATCGTAACAATCCTAAAACATATAAAAATGATACAACAAAACAAAAACCAAACGCAGTAAGTACTGATAAGACGAAAGAAACTGTCAATAAACCAAAGCACAAAAAAAAGTTTGTTAGAAATGGGTCTGGAAATAATAGGGTGATGTCATATCCTCTAAGAGATTCACCATCAGAGAGAACTGGTGATCGTCTTCAAATAAGATGCTTAGAATTTTCACCTCCAGAAGACTCTGGTATGGAAATTGGGTTAGCGAATATGTTCAAAAAGAGTGATGATGGTACTTATTCTGCCATAACACAAAAGGATAGACAAGATATAGCAGATGGTAAGACAATAATAAATCAAACAGATAGTGAAGGTAATACCTATCAGATGAAAAGTGATGATAAAGCAAAATTGATGTTTAGGAACGAAGATGCAAATACAAGACTTGGTTCTGGAATGAAGCAGAGAACAAAATTCTATATTGAACTTCCAATTCCTCAAGAAGTACAAGACTCTAATTCAGTTACTTGGGGTGAAGATCGGGTGAACGCACTTGAACTTGCTGCACTTACTGTCGCACAAAATGCAATGGCTGCAGATGGTCTTAGTGCTGAAGGAGCTATCGCAGCTGCACAGGCATCAGTTCAAGCATTAAATACAGGTATTGATGTTCCTGGTCTTAGTGCTGACACACAATCTGCAGTTAGGGCAGCAATATCTGGAGCAGCAGTAGGAGCACTTGGTTCAAACGTAAGTGCGAAAAGTGTTATTGCACGTTCAACTGGTCAAATATTAAACAATAACCTTGAGTTATTATTTCAAGGTGTGAATTTAAGATCATTTCCATATAGTATTACTTTTTCACCTCGTGGATACAAGGAGGGATTGCTTGTTAAAGATATAATAAGATCATTAAAAATGTCGATGGCACCAAAAGCAGGTGAAATACAAGAGGGTAGTAATCAAAGTATCTTCATTAAATCTCCTGATGTATTTCAATTAAAATATCTTCGAGATGGTGAGGATCATCCATTTTTAAATGCTTTTAAAATATGTGCCTTAACTGGAATGTCAGTCAATTACACAAACGCTGGTACATATGCATCTTACGATGATGGTACTCCTGTTAACATAAGAATGAATTTAACATTCAAAGAAATTAACCCAATTTACCACGAAGATTACTTACAAGATAGTGCAGGATCAGGAGTTGGATACTAATGGGATATTTTAACGAATTACCAAATATTGCTTATCAATCACCCCTTGATCATAGAAATTCATCTAAGGACTATATAATAATAAAAAATATATTTCGTGGTACAAAATTAAAATCTTACCTTGATGGATCTGTAACTGCATTAGATAAGTATGTAATTGGAGATGGAGAAAGACCAGATACTATTGCGGAATTTTTGTATGGTGATTCAAGATTAGATTATGTTGTAATATTGGTCGCTGGTATCACAAATATAAATCACGAATGGCCATTACAAGATTATCAAGTTTACGATTATGCTTTAGAAAAATATGGATCTGAAACTGAAATGAATAAAATACATCATTATGAGACTTTTGAAATTAAAGATAATCAAGGAAGGCAAATATTACCTCCAAATTTAATTGTTGATGACAAATTTAAAATATATGGATCTTCAACTCAAGCAGGATCTGTCAGATATAATTTAATATCACAGGCAGGAAATAATCAACTTGATGATAAAGATGAATATACAGTTCTGACTGATAATATAGCGAGAGCAGTTACTAATTTAGAATATGAACATACTCATAATGAAACCAAAAGAGAAATAAATATTCTGAAAACAGGATATCTACAATTATTCATTAATGACTTAAGGGATATAGTAAAATATGATGAAAGTTCAAGTTATATAACATCAGCACTCGCACAAACTGAAAACACTGAATTAGTCAATCCATAAAAAAAGGGGGTCGTTTGACCCCCGTATAATTATTCTTCTGCGAGTTTCGCAAAGTATGATAGTGCATCATCCTCCTCTTCTGCTACTGCAGGAGTTGGTTTTGATACAGCAGCAGTTACTAACTCTTCTGCTTCTCCACGATC